ATCTTTTCTACAAAATCCTGACCTCTGATATTCTCTAAAAACTGTAAGAGCTTTTTTCTCTCAGGTCCGTCGACTGGTCCACCACCTTCGCGGGTGACGTCAGTCCAGCCTAGCTCTGTTACATCAATCTCTGGGATGGCATCCAGAGTCAAGGTCATAGACTTTCGTTCGTTAAGAAATTGCTCCCTAAGCAGGGCTACTGGGTCTTTGTTTGATTTAAATAATCTACCTTTCTCTACCTCGTACACTTCCTCAATAAGACTGAAGAGGTCACCTATGGTTGAAATAGTGTTTTTGTTTTCATTTATTGACAAATGTTTTTCGTACCACGACATAACAGAACTCCTTTATTAATTAGACAATCTCGTCAGCAATGCCCATTTTTATTGCCTCCTCAGCAGATAGATAGACATCCTTTTGTGTTTTTAAAAGTTTTTTTATTTTTTTCGGCGTTAACTTTGTGTAACTTGCAAGGGTCTCGATATATCTTTCTTGAACCCACTTTATCTCCTCCAGCTCGTTTTCCATGGAGAAGATTGTTCCACCCGAACTGGCCATAACATTGTGCAGCATAATTCTGCAATTTCGGCCGACCTTTCTTTTTCCTGGTGTGCCCGCAGCTAAGATAGGTACTCCGGCGGACATTACCTTGCCGATTCCGATTGTCTCAATATCACAAGTTCTGTTTTTTATCATATCCATAACGTCTAAGATAGAAAACATATCAGACGCTGTTCCGCCGTGAGTCGATACGACCATCGCAATGCTGCGCGCAACTAGAAGCGGATCCTCCTCCACTTCCTCATCAGCCGGCAGCTGAACGAATGAAGAATTTTCAAGATATAAGAGCGCTGCGACGATGTCTGCGCCCTTTTGTTCTGAGATATCCCCGTACAAGCTTATGGTCCTCAGTTCTTGTTCAGGCGCAGCAGGAGGTTGGATGTTGTTTATGATAACAATCTGATTTTCTTTTTCACCTTTTGCTTTCGACTGGTCTTTATTTTTCTTATTCTTCTGCTTCTTCTTTTCCGGTTGGCCGGAAATTCTCTTCACTGTCATCTAAAGTGTCTCCTTGTTTGTTAGATTTTTTGATTTGATCAAGTACGTAATTCAACGTATCAATTACATATTGTTTGCCAAACCCCCAAGTAGGGGTTTTGGTGCTGATGACGTCATTAATAGCGTCTTCTATTGTTTTCTTTATCGTCTCTAGTTTTACTTTCATCTTAACTTAGATACTGCCTCTTCTAATTTTTTCAAAGTTTTCTTTAGGCCTGACCATGAATCGAAAACAAGCATAGACCTATCCTTTTCTGGTATGGCTCCTAATACCACTTCGGTTATGATTTCCATGCTTTTTTGCAGTTCTTCTTCTTGCTCTTCTAGCGGTAGGTTTTTAATTGCACTTAAATAGATAACTGTCTCCAAGTACACCAAAGCCTGTATCAGAGATAAGGACAAAGACAAGTATACCTTCTTTTTGGCACTTCTATGCTCGAAGAAGAAGACTGCCTTTGTGGCAAAAACACCGAGCCAAAAAAATAGCATTGTGTAGATGGCTAATTCACTCATTTATATATGATACCACTTTCTAAAGACCTTGTCAACATAAAAAACCCCAAGTTTAATTAAACTTGGGGTTTTGGCGAGTGATAAATATGCTGTATTATCTTATTTTCCTGTTCTGTTGTTCAGGATTCTTTTCGTTACTCTCTTTAATACTTCTGCGACAATAGCGTCTTTGTGTTCCTGCATAGGAATATCTTCTTCCTCTTCTTCGTCACCCATTGGCATGTCCTCTTCTTCGTCACCCATTGGCATATCTTCTTCTTCGTCACCAAGGCCGGCTTCCATGCCTCCCATAGCAGCCTTCAACCTCTCGCCGAGCTCGATCAAAACCTGAGCCTCTTCTTCAGTCAGGCTCATATCGGCCGCTCCGGGCTCGTCTGCCTCGGGGTCACCGGGCATGTCCTCGGCTGGATCTGGTGCATCTTCTAGGTCGTCTCCTAAATCAGCATCCATCTCCAACTCTTCGTCTTCCTCTTCTTCTTCTAGAACTTCCTCTTCGGAAGAGTAAGCCTCTTCTTGCATCTCGTCATCATCCGCAACCTTTTTCTTGTAAGCAGCACCCATGCCTGCTTCCTGTATGAAGTTGTCAGCGAGAGCGTCGACGTTTGCAAGCTGCATGAACCTGCGAATTGTGTTTTCTGTCAACAATTTGTTATCACTCATTTTATAGTCTCCTTATTTTAAAGTAGCGATCACTCAATAATACAAATATAAATAGTAACTTTTCAAAAGAAAAGTCACATTTTTATTCTTTTGGCTAGTTTATTCAAGGCTTCTTTTTCTATCTGCGATATTCTAACCAAAGATACTCCCAACCTCCTTGAGACTTGTTCTAGTGTCATCTGTCCATTTTTATTGATGGCGCTGTATATGCAATTGTCGTCCTCTGGAAAATCAATCCAACAGCGTGAGATTGGCCCTCCGCAACTAGGACATGTGTTCGGCTTATCGGGACCCGAGGCTTCTGCATCCTTGTTACTCATATTCTTCTGGATCCTCCAATATCATATCGAACAAGTGTTCTCGTTCTGTGTCTGTTAGGCCCAAATCAGAAAAAATTTCTTTTGACTTTTCATAATCTCTTTTTGTTCTTTTTAGTTTTTGCTTACCCATAACCTTTTTCTCTTGTTTTATTTTTTCGACAACCGGCGTCATAAGTGGATCGTTAGATATATACATTTTTAACAAACTTCTAAAAAAGTCGCTCTGCTTAAGGCTGTCATATCGTAATCTTATTTTTAGGCTGGCAGACTCCCACTCGTGACAATAAAATACGAAAGATACTTTTTTGTCTGCCTTCATCTAACTAAGATGTGGGTGCTGCTTTCAACTTGGGACGCGGCTGTTTGTTTTATAAACCTTGCCCTACCCCTGAGTTCTCTTAAACACCTTGCACCTGAATAAGATAGACCAGACTTTATGTTCCTTTCCAGGTTGTTTAACACAGTCTCCACCGGGCCCTTAAAGGGTACGGTTGTTGAAATACCCTCAAGAGACCTAGCCTGGCCTCGCCAGGCTGTTTGTGCTTCCACGCTTGCCATGCCACGATACACCTTTCTTGTCTGGCCCTCTTTCGTCACAATGGTTTCTCCCGGAGATTCAGTCGTTCCCGCGAGCATTGACCCCAACATTGCAAAATCTGCGCCGGCAGCAAGAGCCTTAACAATGTCTCCAGCCTTCTTTATTCCACCATCAGCGATGATGGCTGCTCCAGGTTCTTGTGCACAGTCAAAGACAGATTGAAGGGTTGGTACACCGTGGCCGGTTTGCAGCCGGGTAGAACAAATGGATCCCCCACCAATACCAATCCTAACTGCATCTGCACCCCACTCCGACAATTCAACATAAGCTTCCGCGGTGGCAACGTTACCTGCTATCACTAAAATGTTATTCGAAAACTTATCTTTCAAGAGCTTTATTGCCTTCTCCATTAAAACATGATGACCGTGTGCTACGTCAATACAAAAAATTCGTGCGCCGGCCTCAAAGAGTGTCGATGCGCGGTGGTGGAGATCTCGGGTCGCACCGACGGCTGCAGCGACATGGTTTGCACTTATGCTATTCTCCGATTCAAAATGATCTCTAATGTTTGCAACAATGCTGGCCTGTTCGACAGGAGTGTTGTATCTGTGTACGATACCCATGCCTCCCGCAGAGGTTATTGATATCGCCATCTCCTCTTCTGTAACCGTATCCATTGGGCTGGAAATTACTGGAAGCCTAAAGGTTTGTTTTCCAATTTCGCTGTTCAGTTTCACTTCTGATCTTGACTCAATATCGCTTTTCTGTGGCACCAGCAACACATCATCAAAACTAACACATTCTCTAAATTTTGCCATAATCCTCTCCTTCTTCTTCTTCGAGATCTAATACTTCATTAGAAGTATAACAGGAAGTGCATATCAAGTCAACACTATCCGAGTATTTATCTATATGCCAGTCATCTATATTTTCGCCCGGCTGAGGGTGATAATCACATTTAGAACACTTTACCTGCTTCTTGAATTTCTTCATACTTTTTTTAAAGTGTTTCATAAATTCTTTTTGTTTTTTTCTCTTGATTTTTCTTAAGGCGCTCATCCTACACCCCTGTAGACCCAAGCGCGCCGGCGCCTCTTGATGTTGGAGAATCATAGATCTCGTCATTGTCCACCTCTACTAAAAAGGGAGTACTGATCCTGACAAAGACTCCCTGAGCGATCTTTTGACCTGGCTCGATAGACTGTGTTTCTCTTCCGCAGTTCATTAGGTTCACGAATATCTCCCCCTCGTAACCCTCATCGACTACACATGCGCCGGTGATCAACTGTCTTTTTGCTGCTATGCCAGATTTGTTCATGATCTGCAACATATGACCAGCTGGTACCTGCATCTTAATTCCGGTTTCTAATAAGGCCGATTGTCCCGGGGCCAAAATTGCTGTATAGCCAGACTCTGGCGCGTAGAAAAAATCCATTCCTGCGTCGGTCGGGTGGGCCCTTGCTGGCAATTTTGCCGATTTTCTTGTTTTGTAAACTTTTAACTTCATAAAATTCTCCTTTTTTTCGTTTTTACCTTTTATGCTAAGAGTCTAAACATCTTTCTCATACTAAATGTGGAAAAACCCCACTGCTGGTTGTAATTCAACCTGGCCATGTAGGGCCTGTTAATGTGCACAATATCTTTTGCAGGGTCAACGCCCCAACAGCGGATTGTACTAGTCTCATTGTTATCGTCTATTACTTTCACTACATAGAAGTTCTTTCCATTTTTAGATTTTTTCAATTTACATTCCCTAGGAATAAACCACGTCACACCCAACTCTTTGTCAAACTCTGAAATTGGGGGAATATATAATTCGTCAAGCTTCTCTCTCACCGAAGGCGTGATTACTGAGGAGATTGGGAACACTCCTGTTAAATTGACCAAGTATTCCAACTTTTCTTCTTCTGAAAAATCCCCTTCTTGTTCATATCGGGAGATGTTATCCTCTAGATTTTTTAGCTTTCTGGGCCTGTCCACAACGCATGCTGACCAAAAATGTTTGAGACCAGTGAACCTCTCATCGACAAGGTCATTCAAGGCCTGGGCTCTACAGAGGGCATCCAAGGATTTTTTATTAAGCTTAGAGTATTTTATCTCTTCGTGAAACAAGAAGTCCTCTATACTCTCAAATGGCCGATGTTCAATTATTTGTTGAATTGCCACATCGCCCAAGCCTTTGATTGATGTTAGTGGCTGAATTAGCGTTTTATTGTCCTCGCTGATTTCCCAATACACACCTGAAGTATTTACGTTAAGTGGCTCTACTCTGTAGCCCATCGACTTCGCGGTAGATATTGCTCTCTCTTTTCTAGTTTCGGGCTCCTTATCTAAGAAGGCTGCTAACCACTCAGCCGGATAGTAATTAAGAAGATAAGCACACTGATAAGATAGTACACAATAGGATACAGCGTGTGATTTGTTAAAACCATACCCCGAAAAATACTCAAAAGTTTCCCATAGTTCTCTTGCCTCATATTCTTTCATTCCTTTCTCTAGGCAACCCTTTTTAAATTTGTCGAAGATTTTATCCTTCTCTATCTGCACAGAGCCTGTGCCTTTTTTCGTTAAGAGTTTTCTTAATTTGTTTCCCTCATCAAGGGAAAGATCCTTTCCCAACTTGTGCGCCAGCATCGCGATTTGTTCCTGAAAGATAAGAAAACCATACGTTTCTTCCGTTATTTGTTTTACCGATTCATTTAGATACTCTACTTCGTCGGGATGCTGCTTTGCTCCAATATACTTCTTGTCAACATTTGCTGAAAGTGGACCAGGTCGATAAATAGAAGTTATTGCCGCCAAGTCGATTATGTTGTTTGGTTTTGCATTTTTACAAAACGCCTGGGCGCCGGATTCTGTGAATTGAAATATCCCCGCCCACTTTCCAGCATGAAATATATTTGTCCAAACGTCCTCATCATTCAAGTTAATTTTTTCTGGATGTAGATGTTCATCATAAAAGTTTTTAATGTCCGAGAATTCCGGGTTCGGGATCCCGTGATGTCTTTGCAGGATTCTATGAATCGCACCTTCAAGCATCCGAAGTGATGCTAGGCCGAGGATGTCGAATTTAATAAAACCCATGGGCTCTAAATGACGAACATTCATCCCCTCTGACCATGGAGTCTGCCTCACTCCGCCTGAATTAATTAGAGGCATCCATTGGTCCAAATCTTCCCCCACGACGACTCCGCCGGCGTGTCTGGAAGCTGACCGGGTTTGACCATATAATTTTTCCACGTGAGTCTTTATTTGCGGGTACTTACCCAAGAACTCTTGAAGCGATTCAGAGAATTCCATCAACTCTTCAAAAGTTGGGGAATAAACACCCGCAGTTATACCGTGCTTAGCCTTTGCCCTAGGTGTGGCTTCGAAAACCATTTTGCTAGTTACGTTATTGACTTCTGTAAATTCGATTCCATAAAACTTTGATATATCTTTGATCAAGGATCTAAGCTGCAGGGTGTTCCAGTTTGTGATTGGTACCACCGAGTTATCACCCCACTGGTCAATCAACTCTTCTTTCAAAGACATTGGGTCTGAAACATCATAGTCAATGTCTGGATATCCCGATCCACCTTTTGTCAAAAACCTCTCAAACTGAAGGCCGTACTTAATAGGGTCTACTTGTGTGATGTTTAAAACATAAGCCACCAGTGATCCAGCTGCAGAACCGCGACCGGCGCCGACCAGCTGGCGTTCAATAGCAACATCCGCTATTGACTTCATCGTCAAGAAATACTTTGAGAAACCTCTGTCTTCAATTACATCGACCTCTTGCCTAAGTCTATTCACGTACTCACTTTTTTCGTGTAAACCAAGATTTCGTAACCCCTCAACACAAAGCGCCGCGAGAGTCTGACCCGGTGTTGAACCTTCTGGCACAACAAAGTCCGGCAACCTAACCTTATTATCAGGCAAAAAAGATTCGATCCTTTCGTGTGCGATTTGATACGTGTTGGTAATTGACTCAAGAATCATCTTGTCGTCATATTGAACCCCACACATTTCAGAATACTTTTTATATGATTCAAACATCTGATCTCCATTTTTTGGATATAATTCATACCCAACTTCTTCGACTGACGTTGGCAGCTCGTCTGAAAGGTAGTCTGGTTTACCTTTTCCTAACCATCCCAAGCGCTTGTAAAGTTCTCTGTCTTTCCATACTGACTCATTGTAATAATGACTGTCCGCTGTTGAGATCAGTTGAATTCCGAACTCGTGATGCATTTGAATTATATATTCATTTAATTCGTGTTGCTCTGGCACGTTGTTCCATTGCAGTTCGCCGTACCACCTGTCTCCAAAAATAGATTGCATTTTTTGTGTAGTCTTTCTCATGGCTGACAAGACCGCATCGGGTCCGGAATCCTTGTTTTCCCAAAGATTCCCAGCGTAAACACCACCCAAACAAGCAGAGGCTGCGATGACACCCTCGTTGTGCTTCTTAAGCATAGCGTAATCTACTCTAGGATAGCGATAGAAATTATCTCCCGTATAAGATCTTGAAATCATTTTAAAAATATTCTGAAGGCCTGTCTGATTTTGGGCTAGCAAAATTAAATGTCTTCTGCGGTTTAAAACCGACTTCATCTTCTTTTTTGATTCCTCATTTTCAACTGTTGTTCCCGAGTTGTTAGCTAAGTACTCTGATTTGTTCTTTGCTGCGGCCCTAACCTCCTCATACTCTTTCTTCCACTTTTCAACGGATGGGATGAAGTACGCCTCACAGCCGAAGATAGGCTTAAAGTTTTTACCCTCTTTGTGCATCTTCTTTGCATGCAACACTTGGTACGCTAGGCCGTTTGCATTGCCGTGGTCTGTCAACGCTAGTGCGTTCATGCCGTTATCATAGGCAAAGTCCATGTGTTCCTGTGGGTACCCAAGTGCGTCGAACGGTGAGCCGGCGACCGAATGAGCATGCAGCCCCACAAATGGAATAGAACTAACTACTCTGTCTTGTGTTTTCTCTGTTTTCATTTTCATCTTTCATAAAGTACGGCCTCATGAATTGCTTAGAGGGCCTATCTAAAATTAAATCTGAAGCATAGAATTTTTCTAAACTCTCCCAATGCTCCAAGTCATAGTATTCTTCAACTTCTATTTTTTTATCTACATCTATTATATCAAGATTAAAGATTTTGTCAAGACTAAAGTTTCTGCTTGACCATCTTTCTTCGAGAGGTAAGGCCCGACTTCCTCCCGTGCACTGGTTTTTCATGTGCCACTTAAATTTGGGCCAGTCCTCAGGAAAAAAAGTAAAACCTAAATACTTATTTTGCCTTACAGTCTTGCCCTCGTGGGAGAGGAAAAATGACTCCGGGCCTCGTATTGCGTCTCTGTGTTTTTTCACGATCTTGCTCTGATATATTCCGTAGGGGAATGATACATAATATTTTGTTGGCGTTACCCACTTACTTAATTTTGATGACACAATGAACGCTGTCAAGGCGCCGTGCAATATAGACCACCCAAGACTATCTCTCTTGTCTCTATCTTTTTGAGATATCGGAGTGTAAAATATTGGTACCCATTTTTCATGATAATCTTTTCTTTTCACAAAGTTTTTTTCTTCAAAATATTTCGGACTCATAACGTAGTCGCCAACCCTCCTTTTAACTAAAGGCGCAACGTCATCATCGCAAACTAACCAAATACTATCGCAGCCGGCAAGAGCGCATTCTAAAACGGAGCGCTCGATGGCCAACATGCCCTGCCTTAAGGGCTGCAAATAGTCAGGCCAAGGAAAGTCAAAACTTTGACTTTTGCCAGCCAAAGGAATTATCCCTACAAGATTCCTACCTTTCGGTGACGGCTGCATTTATTGTCTCCTTCAGACTATTTTTTAAAAATATAATGTTTTTTGAATCTGCGTATCTAATGTTGTTAATCTCGTATACAAGCCTTCTGACATGTTTTACTTTTGGTTTTTTATATTTGACTTTTCCAGTCTTATGATAACCATTCAAAGCTCCGAGGACGTTTTGATCAGCAAGAGCGCGCTCAATCACGAATCTCGCCATAGTATCTGAATAATCAAAAGAATTTAATTGCTCCTGGGTTAAAAGCGACTCCGTAACACAATCTGTTACATAATTTGCTCCGGCAATTCGATCTGAAGAGTAAAAGTGCATCTCTCTGATAAATTGATTTTTAGATTTTACAGATTTAATACTTGCTTTGCGGGACCCAAGAGACGACAACTCGAAATCATCAAGTACCAAGAAGCCTTTTTCTAAAACCTGCTCGGGTATCAGATCCAAATCTACGTCCGATGCCTCAAATATCTCACACTTATCGAATGTATATTCGCTTGTCAGTCCATTTTTCCTAATCTTTAAAGACCCATCACTACGAACGTCGATGCGGCCATGATCAGCAAGGTCGATTAACTTACCCAACATGCCCATCATAAAAAACAGTCTAGACCAAGCAACAGGCTCAACAGTGAAACCAAAGATGGGCGTAGCCAGGCGCCTGTAGAACATGGGTGGGTCTTTTCTAGTAGAAATAAATGTCACCTGCTTTGCAAAAGCATAGAACAATGCTTCTAATGACGACCCAATTACGATATCGCCTAAATGCATAACTTTATCAAAAACACATCCTATGATATCTCCAACTTGTCCTTGACGGGAACATGTTCGCAGCTTTGTATCCTCGGCCGGCTGGCAAAATTTGGATAAGACCTAAGTCTCCGACCCCGGCGTCTCGATCGATGGCCGCTTGCTCCTCATCCGCTTGTCTGCCGTTTATACAGGCTGCTTCCTCGATTGCTGCCTCGACGGTTTCAGATATCTGTTGCGCGTTCTGACCACCAAAGCCATCTAGGCCAGTAGTGTGCACGGCGCCAAAGTCAATAAGAGGTTGATAGCTATTTCTGTTTGCTCTGGAGCCCACTATAAACACCATACCTCCGGCATGTGCCATGGCACGGGCAGCGTCATGGTTGGTCCATTCAGTCCCCTGTGCTAATTCATCACCCAATATTACAACAATCCTATGAGTGTACTGGCTGAGATCTACCTCCCAAGAGTCTTCATTACCTTGAATAGCTGCGGCGGGGCGTGAAGTGCTCCAGAGGATGTTTTCTGGTTGGCCGTCTTGGTCCCAATCTATCAAGTCATCCGTGAAGAACCTACCTATTGCATCGAGAGTGTTTTCTGTGGCGCCGCCTTGGTTAATTGTCCCGGCCTGCAAATTCAACCTTAGCGTGTTGACGGCGTTAGACATGTCTTCGATTGGTACCTGTGGTGGGTCCTCCACTCCGGGAACACAATCATCCCCAGGATAAAACAAATAAGGGTCAGACATATCATCATTCCCCACCACGGCCAACATATAACAGACGTCCTCTATTCCTGCGTTGAATAGGCGTTGAACTGAATCTCTTGTTGCTGTGAACGCAGCATTTAATTCTTGTTCGTCCATCGACCCAGATACATCTACAACCATCATTACGGCGACGCTGCCTTGCTCGAAATCTTCGTCGGCGATGCCATCGCAGTCATTGTCTTCTTCGTCACACCTTTCCACACCTGGGCGGATCTCCTGTAGGCATTCGTAATAACCTTTAGCTATTTCACCTTCCTCGTCTCTGCCGTTTTCACAAAATGATATGCCCAGCCTGCACTCACCTCCGATGTACTGTGGCCCGTCTTCTCTGCGTTCGTAAACATTTATTTGGCCGGTCAACAAATCGGTTGAGCACAGTTTTGTCAAAGGGCCGCCAAGGGGTCCTTCGTCGATAGAGAGATCGCAGTCGTCATCAACGCCATTACAGGTTTCTGGCTGGGGAACATAATCTGGATGTTCGCAGTTACAATCACCCTCTGGAAAATCTTCGTCAACAAGACCGTCACAATCATTGTCCTCGAAGTCGCAAAGTTCCCGGGGCACTGGGCCGCAGGTGCCACATACGTTTAAAAGGTTTTCGTCGGTATTGCCGTCGCAGTCATTATCTTCGTCGTCGCAGACTTCTAGCGGGACTTCTCCGCAGTGTCCGCATGCGTTTAAGACCTGCTCATCAACAAGTGAATCACAATCATTGTCGATGGAGTCACAAGACTCTTCCGCCGGAAGAACTTGGTTTTGACAAGGGCCATATGTATATTGCTCAATTACACCAGCATCAGTTTGAAATTGCACCGATTCGCACAGCGAGACGCCACTTCTACATGCTCCGTGTTTGTCTGAGCCGCGGGGGCCAGTGTAACAAAATCTGGATAACACCTGATTCTGTGAATCAGGCGCCTCGTTGACTCTGCCGTCACAGTCATTATCTAGATCATCGCAAACCTCTTGCCTTGGGAAATAAACAGGTGTACACTGGGTCCAATAATAATCCATGCATGTTTTTTCTCCAACTGCACAAGGGCCTACGAGGCCTGGGATTTCGCAATTTTCCCTCAGGCCCCAGCGAGGGCAAACCGTGGGGGGTGGCGATGCATCGACAGTTGAATCAAATCTGGTTCTTGCGTCCACAATGTAAATAAACTGATCAGCCGGCGAGATAAGGGAAGTGTCAGGTGGGGCCTCTAACCTAGAATCTGACAACTGCCGAAACGTTCCTCCGGAGTCCGCTAGTGAGCGGGCGCTTTTGCTAGTGGTGTCTTCACAACTAACCAAAAAAGCAAGCGACATTATTGTGTAAATTTTGTATTTCATTCCATCTTATTCTTTCTCATGTAGGAGTTAACAGATTCGGGAAAATATTCTTTTGCTATAGCCAAACATGCTTTAGCCACCTTCTGAATCTCCCACTGAGCTCCTTCGTGTATACGCAGGTTCACAAATTTTAAAAGATTATGAAGGTTTACAGTTCCGTAATATTGCGTATATAAATTCTGAGGTAATACGCCTCTCGCCTGTTCCCTGCAAACTCCCTTTTCTAGAAGAGAGTTGTAAAGATTTAAACTCTTAATGTTGTGCATTCGGACCGCTTCTGACGCATGATAAGCAGGGACAGGAACCATGCGCGTTGTAGCATCGTTCATGTCTGGGTTGATTAGGGTCTCACTGCTTGCCTGTCTATTAGATTTGTGCTGAGTTCTGAATTTTTTAGGTTCGTAAAACCGAAGATCTACATCCGTATACCTTCTGCTTATCTCGTTATAAGCCCACGTCCTGTGTCGATGATGTTGGCTTCTAATAAACAAAGGCACTGTAAATCTTAGTGTGATCGCACAATGCTCAAATGGGCTAGTGTGGTTATGTTTCATAAGATAGTTGATAAGATTGATATCTTTCTCATCCAAGTTTTGTTTTTCTACCCCGAAACTAACCCGAGCGGCGTTGACCACAGTTAGGTCACTACCCATGTGAGATACATATTCTACCGCCCCAACGTTATCCTCAAACAAATCAACCTTCATTGATCCCTCGCAATGAACCAAGTACGTAATTTTCCAAAATTAGAAAATACTTTTTGCCCTGGATGTCGACCTCTTCTATCATGGATTTGTCAACCACAATAAGGGGACTTTTTGTCAAGTCCGCCCTGAGAGACCTAAGAGCAGGGCAACAGTCTTTTGACACATCCAGAACTGTTGCAACGATATGTCTCTGAGTTTCTGGTTTGTAGTCTTCTGGCAAGAGAACTCCTGATGTACTCTTTTCTTTTTCAGGGTGTGGCACTATAGTTAAGTGCCTGTTCATGGGTCGGAGCACTGGTGCTATGTGTTTAGACACTGCCAAGACCTCCTACTGATTTGCGACACTTTCCTACATAATCCGCTAGAAGATCCATGTCTATCTCTGATTTATAGAGACGGTAAGCTTTCACCGCCAGGCGCATTTCTTCTTTTGTTAGCCACCCATTTTCATTGTATGATTCCCGTAGGTCCTTTCTCTGCTCCTTAAAAGGCTCCATTGCCTCCTCCAAAGCTACAAAAGTTTTAATATAATTCGAAAGATGCTCTTCTTTCGAGATTGTGTTTTTTTCTAGGTTCATTTGTCTTTTCCTTTCTTGAGCCTTAATAAGATTATAACCTATTTAATAGATAAAATCAAGCATTTTTAAACAAATTTTACTTCGCAGCTACCACCGCTGCAAGCGACTTCGCCTTTCAAGTCTGTATTGTCTTCTTCCTCTTTTACTTTTGTAAGATCTATCTCCTTCAGGTAACCCATCATGACTTCATAGGTCTCCTTGGAACAATCTTCAAAGGGTGCTTGAGTATAAGTACCTCCGTCGTAGGGTAATACGGACAAGCCATTATAACTATTTCGATTATCCCACATCCACTCACCGACGTCAAGCCACTCTGCATCTTTAATAGAAATTGTCGCAGATATGTTGTGAGTATTTTGCCCCTTTCTAAAGCCTGGCTTTACCCACTGATCTGTCACTAGCTTGACTCTCTTAAGTAACTGCAGTGCGGATTCTTCTCGTGTTGTGGCTCCGTCTGGTGCTTTTTGCGGAATCGATATGACTGCAGTGGTGTGTGGGCTAAAATATTCATCTTCTATCAACTCGGGATAATTACTCTCCAAATACGAGTATAACGGCTCATTTTTTCCTATTCGAAGCCTACGAATATAGAAATCACTGTGCCAAGCATGGATACCCGAAGAAGTTCCCAAAGTCAAACTGGTCGTGCCGGCTGGCTTTACACACGTTGTGCGAGCAGCTGGATTGATTCCCAGGAGTTTTGCGGTGCGCACGTTTTCCTCTTTCACCTTTGCGGCAGCTTCCTTCATATCAAGCTTCAACACGTTCCCTGAAGCGATGCCAGTCATAGAAACGCCTATAAGGCAGTCTTTTTCTGTTGTCCTTCTCCAAACATCCCTTAAATAGTGAAAATCTGTATAACTAGCTTGTAAGGTTCCTATGAATGAAGCTGCGCGTACGCGGTCGTTAAGGTCCTCTTGATCTTGTACATTGGAAACGTTAACTTCCGTTAAGTTGCAAAACTGATATGGCCGAAGTCCGATTTCACAGCATGGGTTTGTACCCCAATCTTTGTCGTTTGAGAAATAGAACCCTGGTTCGCCGGCCCCTGAGGCCTTGACTCTATCCCAGAGTTTCATAAAATACTCTCTTTTTATCTTGTGCCTCAAGAGAACCACGGAGTTGTTGGCGCGGCCGCGTTGAGGGTTAGTTTCCCACCAGTTGCCTGTTTTTGCTGCTAGCATGTCTTCATCGTCTGCAGAAAAAAGCGATATAAGGGCCGCGCGGCGGATACCGCCGGCGAGGACAGCATCCGCAATATGGCAAATCATGTCGTGCACTTCTATCGGAGATAGCTTATCCCCGTTTTCTTTCTGAGAAAGAAGACCTTCAAGTTTAACCAGGCACTCTCTTAGTGGTTGAGGTCCGGGAGCCTTGCCGCCTGAAGTTATTAATGCTGCGCCTTTCGCGCGTATGTCAGAATAATCAAATCTTAACCTTGAGCCTCCATTAAAATAAGTTCTAACGAGAGCCTTCACTGCGTCGGCCCAACCCTCTATAGAATCATTAATCAAAAACCTTCTAGTCCTCTTGGGGTTTGGTTTTGTGATCTCGGGCAACCTTTCAACATGATGTTTTTGTACGCTGTATCCCACTCCTGTGCCTCCCAGCAGCAAAAACATTGCTTCCCCAAAACATCTCCAATCATCAGCTGGCATGAAAGCGCAATTAAATATCCTATTTGGGGCGACCTCGATTGGCTTGCCGCCAAACTGCATCGATCGCATTGAGGGCAAAACTTTTTTATCATAAACAAACTTATAGGCTCTTCGAATTTGCAGCTCCAGGCTAGGGAACTTCTTTATATGCATATTCATATTGCGGCTTGTTAGTTCTTCCCATGTTTCGCGGCGCTGATGTTGCTCCAAGTACCTTGCATACTTCATATGCACTGTTATTTCTGATAAAATCTGATTTGACAATTCCATTTCTATTTTTCTCCTTTTTTACTTCTAGTCTTATATAAAGCGTATTTTTCTTTTAGATTCTCTAATCTCTCTTTGGAAGATTTTTGTATAATATCATTAACACTTTCTCCCGTTGGGCTAAGCACTTTTATACTAACATTGCTTGTATCCATGAAAATAGGATAAACCAGTCCATCCGGACCGTTTCTATTCTTTGCGACAAAGATACGCCCGGTGTTAGTATTTTTATCCTCGACTGTTCTAGAAACAGTAAAGATGAGGTCTGCTACAAAGCATTTGTTGAATGCCTCGGAAATTGATTCCATTGTGATCACTTCTGCATTCAACCCAGATCTGTTGGTTTGTGAAGCTGTCCAGACCGGACATTCACAGATTTGAGCTATCCCTCGAAGCTCTTCGTAAATAGTTTCGAGTTGATGTCTTTTCTCATCTTTTCTTGAGTTTTCTGGCTTAATCAAATCTCCATAGTCCACGATAATCATGTCAGGTATAAAATCGCGCCTTTTAAGTTTCTCAACGTGATTTTTTATTGTTTGTATACTAGCTGATCTTGTGGGGTATTCCTTCACGATCAGTTTGCCTTCAATTTCTTTTATCTCATCATAAATTTTCTCTTTGAAAAAAGGCAAATTTTTAAGCGCGACGCCAGTGATTGCTGAGTCATATCTTCCTGCTACCACCGTATCTGCAAGCTCTAAAGTGTAATGCAGAACATTCTTACCCTCCTTTAAACATTGAGCGCCGAGGTGCACTAGAACCATAGACTTCCCTGCTCCAGTGGGCGCAACAACAACCCCCAACTCACCCTTACCTAAGCCACCTTTTGAAATCTCATCAATATCTGGCCATCCGGTTGTTATTGGAGCGCGATGTTTTTTTATAAATCTTTTTTCAAAGTCTGCCAAATAGTCATATCCAAGCGTGTTATCTGAGCCTAGTTTCAGGGCATTATCTATCACTTTTGAAACCTCGTCGAACGACGAAGACTTGATTAGTTCTACCGATTTTATTAGAGCTTCTTTTAGTTTCTGTTTTTTGCAAAAATCTAGAGCGGTGTCCTTAATGTAACTGGCTGAAGCTGGCTCCTTACCGTTAGCTAAACACCGGGCGTAATATTCTCTTATCCTAACTTTTACAGATTCCGGCTCGGTGTCAAGACCAGTACGAATAATGGAGCGCATAATATTTGATGTGGGGTGCACTTCATATTTTTTTCTATATTCTTTAATCTTTCGGACAAAAACCCTCAAGTGCTTGAGTTCTAAAAAGTTAAGATCCAAGACCTCAAACATCTGATCCGCGAACGGTCTATCATTTAAGATCATGTGGCACAAGTCTTCTTGAAATGATTTTCCAAATTTAGAAAAGCTTGAATCTTGGTTCATGCAAAAGGGTCCTTATTCTTTGTATAATATCAGTTTTTTATTTTCTGAAAGAAGAGATAACACTATTAAATCTTTGTTCAAGATCTGTCACCGACACTGTCAACACACCATCCTGAAGCATCAATTTTCTCATCTCTGTTTGGTTATATAGGGGTTTATAGTGCTCAAATGTTTCATCAATACGCTTCTTCATCTGTGGGGATAGCATCGGTGACGATAATTGCATTATGTTATAATTATTTTCTATCAAAGAAGCGTTCTCCAAAATGTTTTGGAAAAGTTTTTGCTTGTTTTCTGGCTTCTTACACTCTTCCAGAACCTCTCCCAGGAAACGTGTAGAGCTTTCCTTCAAAAAGGGAAATCTTTTTGCCACTGTACTTAGTCCAACACGAGGAACACCTGGCAAGTTATCACTTGCGTCTCCCACGATTGCCCGTGCGAGAGCAAAATTATTTGGGTGAATGTTGAACTTTTCAACAATGTCGTTTTTGTTTAAAAACTCCTTTTGTATTGGGCGATGCAAGACTGTTTTATCGTCAAGAATTTGGATGAAATCTTTGTCAGCTGAAACGATAACTTTTTGCCATTCGTTAAAAATAGAGTTATTCTTAATGTATGAGATCACATCGTCAGCTTCTACTAGGTTTTCCATGAATTGAATAATGGGAGTCTGGTTGAAATATTCTATCACTCTCATCTGCTGCCAGACCTTGTTGTCAACAATATCAGATTCATCCATACCAACCTGGGACCAATTTGTCCTAGGTGGCTTTCTTCCTCCCTTATAGGCTTTATTCATAGTGCGGCGCTTTTTAGAGCCGCCTTTGCCGTCCCACACCAAAACCATTAAATCTGGCTTGATTTCTCTAGTTAGCTTGTTTAAAATGTTAATAAACGTGCGAATACCCCCGATCGGGGATCCGTTTGGGTTCTTGCTAGGGTCCACTATGTATCCGCGGATAAATTGGTTGTAGGCGTCTACAATCATCATTCTTTTCATTATACTCTCCAAATAAAAAGCCCGGTGAAGAACCGGGCTAAGTTAGGACTCATTCTACTGGCGGACTTTCGTCCGCATCATAGAAATCATCTGCTTTGCCTTCTCTATTCTTGAATTTCATAATAACATCTTCTTCGATAATAGTCAAGACACTTTCTCTAAATTTCTCATTCTCTAATTTAGTAATCCATTGCTTGCGCTGGAACTTTTCTTTAGAGCCATCATTGTGAATTAGCGTAAACCAGGCCCCAGATTGTTCAAGCCTTTCGGAAATTTGGATTGCGTCGAACCAACTTTCCTCATCCTGAACCCCTACGGAATCATCCCCCCACAGGATCTTGAAGTTGCAGGTGCGGCCATGGGTCCCAAAACGAGACTTCTCCAACTTTACCTTTACTTCAGATCCGATGCGGAAGCCGTTGTCATCGACGATGAAACTAGCTTTGGCTCTTCTTGCTGTGAGCCACACACGAAGCGAATAAGCATAAATCATAGCTTTTCCACCGGGTGTCGTGTATGGTTCAGTCATAGCCTGTGCAGGCGTTCTTGCTCCTAAGTTCGTCTTCAATTGATTGAGGACTAGAAAGGTAGCGTTCGCGTCTGCAATAGGAATGGTCAACTTGGACATTCCCTTGGCCAGAATTCTAGGCTTTACGGCCATGGACGACTGAGGGTTGAAATCCCCTTCTACGTCAGAAATTGAAGGAGTCAGAGCCAGCGAATCCCAAATAAAAAGCCACTTGTTGCCAGTGGCTAATAATTCTTCGATTGTCTCCAAAACGAACTCAACAGATGCTGCTTGGACATACATTAATCTATCTAAGTCGCAGCCAGCGCGTTCCATAAAAGAGGGGTCGATAGCAGACTCTGAATCAAAATAAACTACGTCAATGCCCATCTTCTGAGCGTTTCCGGCAATTTGCGCGGCCAAAAATGACTTGCCAGTGCCAGGCAGGCCAGCAATCTCCGAAATTTTACCCACAGGAATGCCTGCGTGTTTGCCCTTGCAGATGATGGCGTCAAGCCATCGTGAACCAGTGGGAATCCACTCGTTCACCTCTGTTGGGTTGTTGTTCTGTAGAGAATGGGCCACCTCTCTTCCTGCTTTCTTATTGATAATACCTCGAATAGAAGCAATATCTAAAGCGCCCTTTTTTAACTTAGTTACTTTTGGCATTATTCCACCTTACTGATTCAACAAATCATTAAAGGCTGCTTCGACCGAATCCGTTGCCTTCGTGGCTTCTGAGTCGGCGCCGAATTTCACAACTTCGTTGCCTCCAGATTCTCCTGCTAAAAACTGGTCCATGATTGACTGAACTTCTTCAGTCGATTTTCTTTCAAAGATTTCTTCGAAATTTGGGATTGTCTCTAGCAATTCCGCGCAGCGCTCGTCTCCGCCTACGGCATCGTCACACAAGGGAGTCTTTCTCGGCCTAGGCCGGATGTCGGTACGTGGAAACGAAGCCCCTGGCAGCTTACCATACATGAGCTTGAGATCGTTTCCAGTCTCTGGGTCTGTGATATCTCCATAATCTGGGTCTAAAACAATTGTTAGAAGCTTTTCGTAGGCCATTTTGCCATAACCCCAAACTCTGATTCCCTGATCTTCTTCCCCTCTTACTAGAACCGGCGAGAAAAATCTTTGTTTAGCAAAGAGTTCCTTTGCCTGCTTTTTACTGTCCTCCGTCCCTTCATTCCAGAGCTGATTCGCGAAGTTACACGCTGGACAATCATCCCCAAAATTTCTCTTAGGGCAAAGAAATGACTGACCACCTACTCCATAATGAAAATATTTTTCCTTGAATGGGTCTCCATCGGGCGTAGAAACAATACGAATATTGCTTTCGCCATCCTCGGGGCGCCAGAAATTCTTTTTTCCGTCTCCCTTTCCATTAAGTTTATCGAGCTTTGCTCGCATTGCGTCTAAATTAAGTGCCATTATAATACCTCCTATTGGTTTGTTGTTTTTT